ATAAAACTTTCCTGGCCGTCAAGAGTCACTTCACCACATCATACGACTATATCAAATACAATGGCAAGGTCAACGCTAGTCAGTCCTCATTTGAGGTACGCAAGGACAAGTACCAGTACTATAAGCTCTCCAAGCATAAGGATCCACTACAATATCTGGTGGCTAACTTCGTCGATGGAGATCTTAAGTGGGTTGGTGATCTATTCAACGACGACTCAGAGAAGGTCTATTCGGGTTGGTTGAAGCGTCAACAATCACTCACATATATTTTTGAGCAAGACCTAAATAAACTGTGTACAAAATTCGACGATAATGTTATTGTAAATAATGGACAACACCCATATCTTCTTAAACAATATCTACGCCGTGAGATTAGTATCGAGACAGTAATCATCCTAAGTGATCTTCTCGGTTTCTTCAATCACTGGAATAAGAAGATCGATGATACTATCCTGTGGCCTACGATATATAAGAAGTGCATGAAGTACAAACCATTCTTCCACTATGATGTGTTTAAATGCAGGAAGATCTTGAAGGATAAATTTGCATAATGTTTGATAATATTGAAATTCGTGATCGTGAGGTTGAAGGCGAAACTAATTGGTACTGGATCAAAGGCGACCAGAACTGTTTCGACTCTGTAATCCAACACTGGGAAACACACCATGCTCATGCTTATTTTAAGCATGTCAAGAACTATGGCACGGTCGTAACCGGTGGAACAAACTGTGGCATGTATGCTCGCTTCTATGCAAAGCGGTTTAAGCACGTATATGCTTTTGAACCGGAGCCTGTTGCATTCACCTGCATGGTCAACAACAATCCATACGATCACGTTATCAAACTGAATGCAGCAATCGGCCATGGCCATGGTATAGTTGGCCTGTATCGTGTGCCTCAGGATGTGCCTGGAACCGATCAGTTGAATATTGGTATGAATGTACTTCAACCACCGTCTGATGAGTTCCAGATCCCTATGATGTCGATCGATTCTCTCAACCTTTCCGAATGTGATCTTATCGCATTGGATGTTGAAGGATTTGAGCAGCAGGCACTTGAAGGTGCTAAACAAACCATCCTAAAATATAAACCGGTTATTATTGCAGAACGTTTTAATGAACCGCATCAGCAGATATTCATGAGGAATCTTGGTTATGCCTATACCGAGCAATCCTTCTTAGACTCGATCTATGTTCCTGCTGATGTATCTCGTCAGTTTTTTAATTACAAGGTTTAAAATGCTATGATCCGTCGTATAAATAGCATGCCGATGAAAATCGGTAAATACAACGACAAAAACACACACCGTAATATATCGACATACTAGGAGAATAATTATGTCATTTGCAGACCTCAAGCGTTCCTCTACCTCGTCTTTTGACAAGCTCAAGACGGAACTCGCCAAGCAGAATACCACATACGACCGTTCCGGAGATGAAAAGCTCTGGAAGTGTGCCACAGACAAGGCAGGCAATGGTTATGCTGTTATTCGCTTTCTACCCGCCCCCGAAGGTGAAGACTTTCCATACGTTAAGATCTGGGATCATGGATTCCAGGGACCAACTGGCCTATGGTACATCGAGAAGTCGCTAACGACTCTCGGTAAAGACGATCCTGTCGGTGAAATGAACAGCACCCTCTGGAACTCCGGTATCGATGCCGACAAGGAAGTTGCACGTAAGCAGAAGCGTCGTCTGGCTTACTACAGCAATATCATGGTCGTCAAGGATCCGGCTAACCCAGAAAACGAAGGTAAGGTCTTCCTGTACAAGTATGGCAAGAAGATCTTCGACAAGCTGAACGACCTGATGAACCCATCATTCCAGGACGAGCAGCCTGTTAATCCTTTCGATCTTTGGTCGGGTGCAAACTTCAAGCTTAAGATTCGTAAGGTTGAGGGTTACCCCAACTACGATAAGTCTGAATTCGACTCTCCCGCACCACTGTTCGATGACGACGACAAGCTTGAAGCTACTTGGAAGCAGGAGCATTCTCTCAAGGAACTCGTTGATCCAAAGCACTTCAAGTCATATGATGAACTGAAGACCCGTCTCAATAACGTTCTCGTTCTTAATGCTCCGGCTAAGGTTCGTGGCGTTGCTCTAGACGAGGAAGAATATAAGGCTCCGGCCCCAACCTTCCAGGCTGCAGCTGCACCTTCGGTTGCTACTGCCGCTGTCGATGATGATGACGAAGATCTTGCGTTCTTCAGCAAACTTGCTGCCGAAGATTGATCGGATGGGAAGAGGGGGATCGAGAGGTTCCCCTCTTCTTTTATACTATAGTTAATGCCTTTTCTGGCATATTCAAATCCTGGAATCCAAAGCGTCTAAGGTAATAATAGACGCTATTTTTGTCTGCAGCGGTCGCAGGATTCTGGGTGGCGCCTCCATCAATCTTGTTGATGTTTGGAGGTGTTGGCAACTTTGGTGTAGGTGCAGCCTTTGGTGTTTTTGTGACAGCAACCTCGGCATTTGTCTTGATTGCTGCAGCTGCGATTGACTTCGAATAGTCTTCCTTATCTCTAGGAACACCTGGCTTGATGATAGCAGAACCAAGCATGCCGAATAGTTCAGCAACCTTCTCCATGCCGTTTTCGACGGCCTGGCTTGCTATTCCCATTAGACTATTAGAATCGCCATACGATCCACCGCCTTCTGGTCCACCAGTCGATACATGCATGTGATCGTAGTGATCTTTGGCTCTCCAGATAACATTGTATCCGGCCGCTTTTAGTTGTGGTGCTAATGCGTCGAGTTTGGCTGCCTCATCTGTTGGGAAGTTGACATCGATTGCCATTCCTCGATAGTGTCTAGAATTAGTGCTGTGCTCACCAACTCTGCCACTAAGAGCCATGTTTTCCATCTTACCCTTGTCGGCGCCTTTACTTGCCAAGTAGTTTCCAAGAGCAACAATATTATTCTTTGGAATCTCGCCAGTTGCACCTGCAGCTGCTGGAGTTGCTTGAGGAGCCGCATTTGAGTTGCCGGCAGGAGTTGCTTGTGTAGTAGATGTTGTTGGTGCAGAACCGGTTGCAGGTGACGTAGATCCGCCTGATGTGAAATGTGTTACAGCGCTGTATGCTCCACCGATTGCTGCTCCTGCGACCATCCCCACACGTGGGACAACAGATCCTACGACTGCACCGGTTGCTGCTCCTGCTGCAACGTCAGAAAAGAATCCAGGCTTCTGTTCCGACGTGGCCGATGCAGTAGGTATTGCCGATGGTGCGGTTCCTGCACCTTGTGTCGGTTCAGCTGCAGGTGTAGGAGATGTACCACTCTCACTAGCAGGAACTGCATCGGCAGATAGCTTTCCAGTGAAAAGAAATGTGAATGCTTTATTGATGCTAGACACAACACCGGTAACAAACTTACCAGTTTCTACTACTCCATGAGCAATGGCCTTTATTGCTTCTTGTACGGGATCAAGCGTCAACAGTGCTAGACCTCCGAGCGCAACTAATCCGGCAGAAGATCCACCTACCTTTTCGGCATCAGGCTTGATAACCTCGACCTGTTGTTCTTGGTTAGCAGCTTCGATCTGAGATTCACGTGTCGTTAGTAGGTTATTCTTCGCAATGATCTTTTGATTATCAAGTCTTTGCTTCAGGAAACCATCGATAGATGCTAATTGATTAATCATAGCAACTAATGGTTTATTGATACTCTGATCGCGGTTATATAAAAGTGTGCCACCACCGGTTTTTGGCTTTGGTTTTGCTTTAGTCTTTTGAATAGCTGCTTTGCCGGCAATGCCCATTGCACCGGATACATCTGGTACAGTTTTTGTAGTATTCAGTATCGCCTGCATATTTTGTGGAACGGGTACTTTTGTCTTCTCGTCGATCCATCCTTGGTTGACATCATAGACAAATCGCTGCCCGTTGATAGAGACAGGTTCTACTTTTCTATCAATCTTAACACGAAGCTTTTTTAATACTGGTTCGTCAATTACCATACTATCCAACAGCCGGATAAGACCTTTGTCTGCCGGCTGTTTTGTTTTAGAATCAATCCATCCTTTATTAGGATCGTTGACAAATTTCTGGTCGCCTATTGTTACAGGTGTCATTCGGCCATCCTAAAGTGTGCCAGATACTTTGTCAATACATTGGCGTTCTGATAGTTTGGATCAATATTACTGACCGATTTTACTGGGCGAGCACCACGAGGTGTTCCCGCTGGAAGGGTAGGACTTGTAAGGTTGTCTTTGTTCTTTTCCTTCTTGATACCGAATGTGATATCATTCTGAAGCTTCATCGAGTTGGTACTAATCTGATCAGACACGTTGTTTGTAGGTGTTGTGAACTTGCGTTCTACACCTGGTTTAATAATCGATGAACCTAATGTACCAAAGAGCTTTGCCATTCCTTCTAGACCGGCATCGGCTGCAGCACCTATAGCAGCGCCGAGAGATGAACTAGAGTTATATGAACTATTTGTTGCTGCCTTAAGATCTGGGTTCCCGCCATTATAGATTCTCATCCAGTCTGATTGATATGAAGCAACCTGTTGAGGAGATGCATGTGATGATGTGCCTTGAACATTTCCAGTATACCATGCGACAGGTACCTTAGATACATCTCCGCCGGCCTGCTGAAGTATTTCACTAACATACTTGTCTGCTACAGCATCTTGAATCTGTGGCGGTGCGGACTTGGCTTTTGCGTATTCAGTACCAATACCATATTTTTTGGTAAGTGCCTGCCATGTACCATCGATGAACTGATATGCACCTGATGCAGTTGACTCTGGATTCTGTGCACCATAATCGTTGCCAGATTCTTTCATCCTGATGGTTTCAAGAATAGCTTGATTTGTCATCGGTGTCTGTGTCTGTGCATTAGAACCGGCTGCAGTTCCGGCTACCTTGGTCGCAGTTTGTTCATCTTTTGCTGGAACTGCCATGGCCGCAGTATCTTCAGCAGCCGACTCGTTGAATGCATCGTATATTGAAGTTGCTATATCAAATATATCCCATCCAATAAATATTACGTTTGCAAGAATAATTAATATTCCTGGAATAGCTCCAACCCCAGTAGCTGTAGCTAATAACCCGGCAACGATTCGTGCAAGATATTTTAAAACTTTAGCAAATAAACCTCTACCAAGTTTACGACCAAGAATAATAAGGAACTTGCGACCACGTCGTGATGCTAACCAACTAGTGCCTTTTCTAGTAGCAGCTTGCATGCCTGCAACAGAAGATGACCCAGCCACTCGACCTAGTGTTCCTGCTTTCTGTGCTGCAAGTTTGGCTGCTGGCAATCTTTTTGCAATATTTTTGGCAGCAATTCCACCTGCAGCTGCTGATAAACCATATCCAACGGCAGACATTGAACGACTTTCTTTGATAGGATTGCCGTCTTTATCAATTAGAACATTGCCGCTTTCATCAGTCTTATATCCACCGGCGAATGATGAATATAAACGATCGATAACATGCGATGCGACCATGCCGACCAGACCACCTTTAAGTCTGCCGACAAACCCTTTACCTCCAAAGAGGAATCCCATAACACCACCGGCACCGACTATGGCACCAAGATCTGCTAACCAACCAAACGTTTTCTTGAATTGATCTACATTCTGCTTAAGAGCATCTAGTTCCTTTTCGCCCAATGCACTCGTAATGAGTGCACCTGCTGCTCCAAGAATGGCAGCATACTTTAAAATAGTACCTGCTAAACTAATATTGTCTTTGGTATCAGATTTGAACCCTGATAACCGGTCTTTAAGATCGTTGAATGTAGTCGATGGTTTGTTTTCAATGATAGCTTCTCTCTCAGCACGAGCCTGTTCATCATGAGAACTCTTTTCGAAATTCAGTTGTGCTTTAAGAGACTTATCTATCGACGACAGATATTTTACAGCGGTATCTAGTAATGCCTCGGTAGGCATTTTAACTGATACCTGTGGTTTGACTACAGACTTTGGAGCTGGAAGAGTACCTCCACCAGCAACCTTTTGTTTACCTGCCGATCCTGCCATTCCAACATTAGAAACAATTACATTATTAGATGATTGGCCTGTTTGTTTGGTATTCTGTGCAGCAGCGCCAAGAGATTTTCCAGCCGCACCGAGCGCCTTAGCCGTATTAGATGCAATACCGTATGCGCCAGATAAAGCACCGCCAACAGTGCTTACTAGTGCTCTAGCTCCCATACCGGTTGCAACTTTGCTGGCTAAACTCATTACGTCTTTCTACTCTCTATTTCTTGCTTCTGCTGTTCTAGGAACTCCAATAACATATCAACATAGAGATCTCTCTCGTATGGTATCAAACCTTCAATCTCACATATAGAATATTTATGGTGCTGAGCCAAAGAAAATACCATTGAATAGTATCTTGCTAACGTTGTGTGACTCAGCCCCACATAAAAAAATCTTTTAGACTCGTCAGTTCAATTGAACGCAGGTTCTCAGCCTTGTTGGTATATTCAATCTTGTGATATAGTCTTGGAACACTTTCAAAGAACTCACGGATCTTTTCAAAGGTCTTAACGTCTAGACCATCAAGAAACTCCGAGATCTCTTCCTCACTGAAATCATCGGCAACATATACGCTATCTTCATCATAGATCGTATCGATACAGTTAATGATGAAGAATGTCATCAAGTCAACTTCATTATCAAAGTTAGTCATCTTATCGGTGATAGATGCTGATGGATACTTCATCGTCATACCGACTGTATCTGTAATGTCGATCTTCGAGTTGATCTTCTCTGGCATTTCAATCTCGATGCTATCAAGATCTAGTTCAAAGTTGTAGACTTCATCATCTTCTGTATCACGATACGCCAACTTTACAATATTGTTAACCGAACGTGCTCGCAGTTTAAGAAATGCATACTCAAGATCAAAGACCGTAAACGAATCTAGATCAATGTCGTCTTGAATACAGTTGTTCAGGATCTGTTTAATAGCTCTGATGATCTCACTATCGCTGCCACTTTGTTGTGCAATCAGAAGGATCTTCTCTTCCTTGACAAGGAAAGGTCTGAACGTGATCTTCTTCCCTGTCGAAGGGATAGTCATATCAAATAGTGGTTGATCAATTTTTGGTAAAGGCATTATAATACTCCATTATGTTATGCAGGTGGACCAAGAAATCTGGTTTGTGGTTGATTTGTATTTGCAGCTGCACCTACAGTGGCAGCCTGTTGTTTAGATTCGGTTGCGTTTGGTTTCGATGCATTTGCAGTCGATGTGATGTTTTCACCGATAGGAGATCCGACAGCATCTGCTGCTGCCTTACCACCCTTGTTGTCGGGCTGTTTTCTTTCCTCGTAAGGATTTCCGCCCTTATTAAATATATAGTTTGCTTGTTCAGCAGTCGTTTTCTGAGGGGCTCTGACTTTCATATTTGTGTATGCAAAGTTAACAGTCAGTTTCTGCACTTGGTTCTCATCAGCCCAGGCAAGATTCATTGACTGAATGTTCATAGGGAACACGTCATACATCTCGTATTCAGTTACCGTTTCATTCTGACGGTTGTACACATAGATTCTTACAATAGGATTTGCATATCCATCCTTGTAACCAACCTCAAATGGGCTGTATACGTTATAGAGTCCATCTCTTGCATTTTTGGGATCGACTGACGGTGCCATATTTGAATTCGGTGAATCATGCATAACAATCGTGTTCATCCACTGATGCATGAAGTCGATGATCTCTGATCTCTTGTCAACCAACCATGTTATAGCAACATCACTGAACTGAACACCATACGGAATCTTTTCTACAGGACCGTATCCATATCTACGAATGTTTTCTTCTTCAAGCAGTGACGGTGTCGGAAGGATAATGCTTTCACATCTCAGCATGAGTGTGTTTCTTTTGTTTTGAACAAAATCAGTCAATGGTTTGTTTTCTTCGAAACCAGTTCTGAATGGTGAGAATGTAACCAGATATGAATGAGATGGTAGTACATCCTCATTAATAATCTCTGATCTGAAACTATTAATATTAAACTTTTGTGTTGAAGCTTTGCCTGTTACAGAGATTCTATTTTGTTGATTTACTTCTCCTTCAAGACCTGACGGTTTAACCTGGTCGCTTGGTTTCGGAAACTCTGGTTTTGTTACCTTCGGCGCCATTGCAGCCGCTACTGCTTTGCCAGAATTTCTTGCAGGCGTTTCTTGTTTCGGAAGAATAACTTTTTTCTGCTCTTCAGCATTCATTGCAAATCGATTATTTGCAACTAACTTTTTATTAGAAACGTATGCAGCGGCTTCATCGCCACTTATACGCTTAGGCTGTTTAAGTCCACCGCCCATTAACTCATAGCCACGAGTTGACGTATATCTAACTATTGATTGGCCTTTTGGAGCTTGTTGTCCAGGAGGTAATCCCCATATTGTTCCATTCGGTGGATTGTTTTGTGACTTGCCGCCCATTACTTCCTAACCCCTAACATTTTCTTGGATTCGCTCCAAACCTGTGTCTTTGTCTTCTTTGCGAAACGTTCTGTCGGTAAGAATAAGGCAACGTCCCACTCGGACGGGTATATGTACATGAATCTAGAACGTACATGATCATCTAAATAATGCTTTACGCATGGTTCAAAGAACTTTAGCTTCGATACCGACTGTAGAAGCGAATAGTTCATCTTAATCTTGGTCGACTCGTCGTATCGACTGTTGTTTGCATAGTCATATAAACCATCCATCAATCGTGCACGCAGTGGCAACGGTAGATAGTGTAGGTTGAGACCGTAGAATCCACCTGGTACTTTACGGAAAGGAAACACCAGAGGAAACCGGTCATAGTATGGCAGATCTTCTTTGTGTTTCGGATCGTAGTAGTACATGTACATGGATCCGACAATCGTCTTGTTTGTCAGTCGGCTTGTGTCACCACGCATCAGTTCGCGTTCATTCAGACGAGATATCTTCTTGGCAGTCTCACGGAACCAGTCACGTGCATCCTGCGTACGGGCAGGGATCTGACCAGAACGGACACCTTGCGTGATGATTGTATCAAATACGGTTGCCATTAAAACTTAATTCCAGATAAATAAAAATATGGTTCGCGGCCTCGGAAACCCAACCACTCTAATGCTTATAGGAGCACCAGTATGACTATTTATACCAATCTTTATAAGTTCTCTACGAAGAACTACAATGCCATTTCTGATATATTTGGCATGCCACACATCGATCCACCTTCTTATGAAGAGTTTTGCATGGCGGTAAATCATATTGAACAAACAACACATCATGATGATAAAGCCAAACAAATGATGAGTATTGCTGTTAAAGCACAGTTTGATAATGGAAGATCTCCAAATATTACATTTGCCGGTAAAAAACATTCACAAGAATCACTTGAAAAAATGAAATCAAAACGTGCCGGGAAAACGCCTAGTAAAGGCAAAACCTGGAAACGCACACCCGAATCTATTGCCCGTGCACTTGAAACAAGACGGATCAATAAGCTTAAAAAATTAGAACTTAATGTTTAATTCGTGTTCTGTTATGATTTCAAATTTCCATCCACGATCTTTACAATAATTTCCGCATGCTTCCCATTTTGCCGAGTTGATTCCCCAGGTTTGCACCTCGGTGATGTATCTCTTGGTGGCTTTAGTCTGGATCTGTGGCGGTCTGGTCTGTGCGTGTGGTTTGATCTCAACTACGACTGTATCGATCTTTCCATCCGGTGTCTTCTTCTTGATAATGAAGTCAGGAAAGTATCTATGGATTCGATTGTCAATAGGAGACCTGTAGGGAATGATAAGTTCTTCACTTCCCCATTGTACAACGCCTGGGTGACTGTCAAGCCACCCCATGAATTTTAATTCCCACCGACTTCTATAGATTATATTCGACGGATCGCCAAGATACTTCTGAGGGTTTCTTGGTTGAAACTTTCCCTTGTATGCCATTTTCTATTTATAAATAGATGTTGAACACCCAATAAAGAGAAGCCCATGGCACTTATCAATCTTAACATCAAAAACTTCAAAAAAGACCTAGGTGGTATTGCAAACCGTCTTGTCGACAAGGCTATTAATAAGGTAGAACAGAAGTTAGAGAACGCCGTCGAAGATGCATTTGCCAAGGGCCTTAAGAAGATTGGTCTATCAGATGGTGTAACATCTCAGTTATCTGCACGATTTGGTGATGCATTCTCTGTCGGTAGATCAGACAACTTCTTCAAATCATCTACAGCTGAACAGAACCGTGTCTCACGTAGAGAGATCGAAGAAAAGCTTCTTGTCGGTGCATCAGAAACAACAATGGATGCCATCCAGTCTATCAACAATAAAGACATTGCTAAGGCTGAAGTAATGCAGTTTCCTGACCAAATGGGTCAGTATTACATGTCATTAGACTTCCAGAGTTATAACCGTCCAAGTCCCCAGATGGAAGCGATATTCAAAAGGTTCAGAACGATCCTTCTTCCTATCCCTAGAGATCTAAAGGAAAACTTTGATATCGATGTCGATTCGAAGGGACAGGGCGCTCTTGCAGGAGGTCTTGCTGATCTTGGCACAGACCTTCTCAGAGGTGCTGGCGACAAGGTATCTGGCACCGAGTTTGCTATTCTTTATGGTGCTATTGCACAGAAGTTTGAAGGATCTACTGCGGATGCTTTAGGACAGGCCCTTGGTGCTGTTCCTAACCCTCACCTTCAAGCATTGTTCTCTGGTGTCCAACTAAGAAACCACACATTCCAATGGACATTCGCACCTCGTAATCCAGCCGAGAGTGCAAACCTTAAAGCTATTATCGATGAGATCAAAAAGAACTCGATGCCGGCATATAGTACAACAGGAACAGCTGCTCTACAATATCCACCGATGGTAGAGATCAAACTCATGCCATGGGGTGATGACTTGATCAAGTTTAAGAAGTGTCTGATTAAAGGTGTCTCGGTTAACTATGCACCATCAGGTCTTCCATCGTTCTTTGCTGGCACAAAACAACCAACTATGATCCAGCTAGAGATCCAGTTGATCGAGACCGAGATCCAGACTGCCAAGGATTATGGATTCAAACCAGGTGATCGTCCAGATGGGCTTGAACAGTTTAAGGACGCGCTGGCAACCGGTGCCGAGAAGATGGGTCTTGGTGATGTTATAGACGGATTTAATAAAACAAAAGACAAGTTCTATAACGATGTGAGTTCTGGCGCTGCATCAGGTGCTGCAAATATTCAAGCCGGGGTAATAAAAAAATAATGACTAAATACTTCAGCAGATTCCCGCTAGTCGACTATAATGGCACGCCTGCCAAGAATATTCTTGCACGTGTAGACTTCACCGACCAGACCAAGAAGGATATCTACGTCAACTTCGATTACGTCCTACAGGATGGAAGTACAAGACCTGATATTCTTTCTTTCAATTACTATAACTCTGCACAGTATGACTGGCTAATCTATATGACTAATAACATTATAGATCCATACCACGACTACTATAAGTCACCAGAAGACTTTAAGAACTATATTGTCGGTAAATACGGTTCTGCTGACGTTGCCAGGGCCAAGATCTTATTCTATAGGAACGATTGGGCACCAGATGAGAGTTTGATCTCTGAATCTGTGTACAACAGTCTTTCTGCTGATATCATGAAATACTGGAAGCCGAAGTTAAATACAACCAATCAGATTGTTGGTTACGAGCGTGTTAAAGACGATTGGATTGTTTCTACTAATCGTGTTGTACAGCTAACAGTAACAGCCAATATCAGTGGTTTTAATGTCGGCGATATTATCTCTCAGTCATCAGCAGATGCGTCAGGCACTCTTGTATCTAAGGATTCCGATACAGGTATTCTTATCGTCCAACACGTAGAAGGCAATTTTGCAATTTCATCTGCAGATGGAATTACAGACGTAACTGTTCTGAATGAAAACATCAGTCCACTAGAAGCATCATTCTGGGCACCAGTCTATGCATACGATTATGAAGAAGAACAGAACGAACTAAAGAAATATATCAGCATGATCAAGTCTAGCTACCTGCCAGATGTTGAGAAGTCATTTATAGAGCAAATTAGAAAATGAGTACTGTACAGTTTCGTGAAGGCAAATATAAGCTTACAACATTTCAGTTGAACGTTCCTGGCAACAGAAAGCTTGGGCTGTCGCCTTACTGTGCCCGTGCCGACATCTATGAGAGTTTATTAGAACCTACCACAATTGCCGAGTTTGTTATCTCTGACAAAATAGACATATATGGTCATTTTAACTTTCTAGAACTTAGTATCGATATCGAGTTTACCACATACGAAGATAATGATCAGGCTTCAGTCAAATACACATTCTATCCAATCATCGTGGATCCAGCGGTTGCTACGCCAGATGATAAGGGCATGGTATATAAGATTACCTGTGTATCACAAGAAGCAAAGAAGTCGACAGAGATCAAGAATCTTTCACTTGTAAAAGAAAAGATTGATTGCGAGACAACGATCAATGCATTATTGAAAGCTGTCGAGAGCAAAAAACAACTATTCTTCGAAAAAACACAGGGTCTTCACGGATTCAATTTTACTTTGATTAACCCATTTACTGCGATAGATGAAGTTAGACTCAAGGCAATGTCTTCTGAATTTCAAGGTCACTGTTTTGTATTCTACGAAAACAGTAAAGGGTATCACTTTAAATCACTTGAAGGTCTTGTCAAAGACGGTCTTAGCAAGATCGGTGATAAGTATTATACACAATCGGCGGCTGTTAATGTCAGTATTGCTGGAACCGGCTGGAGAAACATTCTAGCATTCAAATCTATTCAAACAGGCAATGAAAATGTTACTCGAGCAATCGGCGCTGGGAAGATTACCGTAAAAAAACTCAATCAAATATCACAGGAGACTGAAGATATTAATGTTGATCCTACTCGGTTAAACTTTATCCAATTAAATAAAAACTCTATATCTTCTACAGCTGAGACTCAAAACGAGTTAGCAAAAAATGAAGGTAGAGTTATTCTTGTTCATTATGATCCTACAGTAGAGACAGCCGAAACCGCCGACGCGGCAGCAAAAAGAGCATACTATCTTTCATTCTTGTTTAATACTATTGCACAAATTACCGTGTATGGTGATACAACAGTGACCATCGGTGATGTAATCGCCACAAAGATTCCTGAGTTTAGTGCATTAACTTTAGGCGAAGACAGACCGTATGTCGATACCAATGTTGTTGCTGCCGGCAATTATCTGGTAACAAAATGCCATCATGTATTAACATTTGGTGAAGGCGCCGAATATATGCAGGGACTAGAGATTGTAAAAGATGGCTATGGTGGTGATGCACCAAAGGCCATAAGTTTTGTTGCATAAAGGAATTATGAATGGACATTGAACGTTGGTTTCAAGGTGAAGTTGTTGACATTAATGATCCTTTAAAGATGGGGCGTGTCAGAGTAAAAGAACTTGTTGGGCATGATGCATACAAAAAAGATCCAGGCGGTCTGCTTTGGTGCCATGTAATTATGCCTCCAACCGGTGCAAACGCCAAAGGAATTGGAACGTCTGCTATTGGATTGAGTCATGAGTCAAAGGTATTAGGATTTAAAGTCAATTCTAAACTGTCATACATCATCGGCAGTTTCCCATATACTGTAGATGACAGCAACCATTCTGTATCACGTCATGCCCGTGGCAACGGTCCTGTTGAAAAGGATTATATCACACAACTCGGTGAAAAAGAAACCGAGTACGCTGCACAGTATCCATACAATAAGACGATTACTACCGAGAGTGGCCATGTTCTAGAACTGGATGACACTCCCAAGGCAGAACGTATTCACATATATCATAAGTCCGGAGCATACGTAGAGATCTTCCCTGATGGATCCATTGTTACCAAGTCGATGAAAGACTCGACCAGTGTAACAATGAACGATCATGCTATCAGTGTGGTCAAGGGAGATCTACAGATCGTTGCCAATGAAGGCAAGATACAGATTACATCTGAGGGTGACATTGACTTGGTTTCCAACAAAGGTGTTGTTAACATTCGTGGTGGTGTAATTGGACTTAATGGATGACGATTACTATCGAGCTTCCAAAGATTCCAAAACTAGAATGCCCAGTTGACGGAAAGATTGGAAAGAAAGAACTCAACGAATATTTTAAGAACATTGGTAGAACAATGGGCAGGCTTAACCTGTCTGCATCTGTAATAGATCTAGAAGATGAGTGTTCGTTGGCTGTCCTTGCTGCAGCAATTGCCATAGAAGAGTTATTATTGCCATTTGAAGAAGTCACTACGAAGCCGTTTGATAAACTGAAATCAAAAGAACTTGAGTATCGTTACAGGGCCCGTGAACTTGGCAAAGACATTGAAGAGTACTTCAAAAAAAAGATAACAGAGATCCTTCTTGATCTGATCGATCTATTAGGAATCCCTAATCCATTTGAGATACCGATTCCCTTTATTGGAAGCGTAACATTATTAGATAGCGCCGGGAATCCTTATCAGTATGATCCGGTCATTGCTGATATGTTCACCAAGGAAGGCCAACGAAAAATAAAGATGGCCATGAAAGAAGATCTTGAAAGGGTGAAGAAGTTCCTAGGCATCAAGTCTAAATTTGATGGAAGTCTAGGTATCAAGTCTCCTGATCTTGAGACCGAGGAAGTCTGGCACAAGATAAAGAACTGGTTCAGCAATCTCATTAACGACTTCATCGGTACCGTGACAGAAGCAATTGCAAAGGTAATCAAAAGCATTCCGATCATTGGAGAACCAATCTATAACCTTGTGATGGCGGCGATCGATCCTACTATTACCGTAGAACAAGCCTTCGATAAGATGATAGATGAATACAAAGCCAAGATCAAGAAAGCCAAGGAAGACTTCCTATCTGGTAAGGTGGTTAAAGATCTTGCCGAAGAAATACTGGATGAGGTTATCGAGAAGATCCTGAATATTCAGATTCCTCTGATCGGTACTGTCCGTGACCTTATTGATGTCGACACAAAAAAGAGAGATATCATCATGAAAGAAGATATCTTTCATGAGTTAGAAGACTCTGTCAAGGAGTTCATTCAAAAGGCCAGAAAGTTCTTTAAGGGCGGTTTGATCGTTAAGATCAATGATATTATTGAGAAGGCACCAGGCTGGATTATACAACAGTTTCCTATTGTCGGAAAGATCTACAAGATCATTAAGAGGGTGGCTGACATCATCTCTGGTAAGAATCCATTAACCGACTGTGACATATTGAATATTCTATTCCCTCCTATTTTTAGTTTGGGATCTTTAATTGAGAACTTGCTTCCACCCTGTGTGGAAGTCATACACGTCGAATAAATAAAAGTAAAAGAGTTTTAGATGGTAGACGTCACAAGAATTGATAAGATTACTAAAAACGACAAAGCTTCTGAGAAGAAGCCGTTTTATAGTGACTTCTTTACAAACTTCAATGCCCATCCGCAGAACAAGCGCCTGGTAAAATATATTAATGAAGAGTCGGTTAAACGCTCGATTAAGAACCTGATCCTTACAGACAAGTATGACAGACTGTTCCAACCAGAAATTGGTTGCAGGATCAGAAGTCTTCTGTTTGAGAACATGTCACCTGCTATTGTTGATGAACTCAAAAAGACTATTCAGGAAACTGTTGACACATATGAACCTAGGGCACGACTTATTGACATCGTGGTCCAGTCGAATGAAGAACGTCATTCGTATGACGTATACATCTATTTTGAAGTAATAAATAGTGTAAATCCAGTCCTACTCAACCTAACACTTTATAGAGCAAGATAATGGCCGATTCAAGTATTTCACTTACTCAACTCGATTTTAACGAGTACAAAGCTTCATTGAAGTCTTATCTTACTGAACAGGAAGAGTTCAAGGACTATGATTTTGACGGAAGTAACCTATCTGTTCTATTAGACGTTCTGGCATACAATACGTATCAGAACGCTTTCTATATGAACATGGTCAGCAACGAGATGTTCCTAGACTCTGCACGGTTACGCGACAGCGTTATCTCACATGCCAAGGAACTGAACTATCTTCCTAGATCGTTCACCTCTGCTAAAGCTGATATTCAACTTACAGTTACTCCTACAGATGCCAATAAGAATTCAATCGTTGTGCCCAAGGGCACAGGATTCATCTCACGCGTCGATGATTACACATACACATTTACAACCAGCGAGAACATCGTAATCACTAACAAGGTTGATGGATCGTTTATTAGTGATACTATTACGATCTATGAAGGTAACTACCTAAGTGATACGTATGCCGTCAACTATAGTAACCCACTGATCTTCAAGATCAATAATAAGAACGTCGACCTGTCCAGTGTCGTTGTTACTGTGCTAGAAGATAATGGCGCGTCTGTCTTAGAATATTCACATGCGACCTCACTGTTTGGTTATAATGAAACATCTAAGGTGTTCTTCCTACAGCCGGGTGTCGGTGATCTTTATGAGATCGTATTCGGTGACGGTGTCGTCGGAAGAAAGCCTAAGAATAACTCTGTCGTTATTATCGAATATCGGGTATCGAACGGCGAACTTCCAAACGGCGCTTTCAGGTTTATCAACTCAGGTCGTATCGACGGCGAGTCCAATGTTGCTATTACTACCATTAGTGCCGCAGCCGATGGTGCAGTTGCCGAGGATCTTAACTCGATCAAGTTCAACGCGCCTCGTGCATTCACGACACAGGAACGTGCTATCACGGCTGAAGACTATCAAAACCTTTTGAAAGCCAACTATCCTGAGATCAATGCCGTGACTGCATACGGCGGTGAGGATGCAACTCCCCCACAATACGGTCGTATCTTTGTGTCGGTTGATCTTACAGATGTTGATGGTCTTCCAAAGATCAAAGAAGATGAGTACAGAGGCTTCCTGCGTTCGCGTTCATCCGTTGCTATGGAGCCTATCTTTATCACACCGGATTATACATATCTGGGTGTAACAGGTACAGTAAAGTACAACATCAACCGCACAGGCCTAAACCCAGAAGACATTCGTACGTACGTAATCGATTCTATCTTGAACTATGCCTCGACAAACCTGAATAGCTTTACAAAGACTTTCAGATACTCTAAGCTTGTTCAAGCAATCGATGCAACAGATGCTAGCATTATCAGCAACGAAACAGATATCAATCTTGTAAAGTACATTACACCAAATCTTAATGTATCATTCAACCTGACAATTGACTTTAAAGCAGCACTGACCGAAAGCATTCCACTGCTTTCTGACGAACACCCTATCGTCGACGTCCATGCAATTACATCTACGCCGTTTACATACACAGGAATTCAGAATTGTACTCTAGAAGATAACGGTGACGGTATTATAAGAGTCGTAACGGCTGTTGGATCTAATCATAAAAAGATTGTAGATATAGGAACAGTTGATTATACCACTGGCGTAGTCAGACTGAATAACCTGATTGTCCAGAATTATACCGGCACATCTCTCAAGATCTATGCGGTTCCAAAAACACGCGATGTTACAGCCATTCAGAATGTGATATTAAATATCATTGAGCCTGACGTTAATATTACAATCGAGCAGATTAGAGAATAATGAAGAACATAGAATCACTCATTTCTCCTCTTGTAGAGAACCAGTTTCCTTCTTTCTATAAGGAAGAAGGCCCACAGTTTATTGCCTTTGTCAAGGCGTACTACGAGTGGCTAGAAACTGCAAATAATGTTCTATATCACACACGCAAGCTTCCAGAATACAGAGACATCGATACTACACTAGACGAGTTCATCGTCCAGTTCAAGGAAAAGTATCTTAAGAATATTCAGTTCGATACTGCTACTAACAAGCAACTCCTGATCAAGAACTCACTGGATCTCTATCGTTCTAAGGGTACAGAGCGCTCGATCGATCTATTCTTCAAACTTGTATATGGTACAGCAGCAGATGTTCGTTATCCGGCTGACAACATTCTTCGCGTTTCTGATGGCATCTGGGAAAAGCCAGAATATCTAGAGGTAACACACAACCGTTACAACATCGAATATGTTGGCAAACAGATTATCGGTGCTTTATCCGGTGCAAAGGCTTTTGTCGAAAAGTTCATCCGCCGTCGTACAGCCGCTGGATATGTGGATATCCTTTATATCAGTAATATCCAGGGTGCATTTCGAAACGGCGAAGTCATTGGTCTAAACATCAACAACACGCCGACCTTTGATAGATCTAAGAGAGCACAACTTCTTGGATCTATTAGACGTGTTATCCTTCAGGATCGCAGCCGTGACTTTAGCGTAGGTGATCTTGTAAAATTCGAAGGATCTACAAACGGCGAGGGTGGTATTGCTCGTGTAGAATCTGTCAGTGAAGCTACCGGAATTGTGGACTTTATCTTTATTGACGGTGGTTACGGTTATACTCTAGATGCCGAATCGATCATCTCAGAGAAGGTAGTATCTCTCCAGGGCGTTACTACTACTAGTGGTGGTCCATACTTTAGACTGTTTGATCAGGCAGTTGAACCGGTTATTACTATAGGATTTACAAGTGCCTCTGCTAATCTTGCAGTTGGTGATACCGTCTATCGCTATAGCGGTGGTGGTGCGGTACTCGGTGCCGGTAAGATTATCAGTCTTACACAGTCTGGTTCTAATGGAACAGCAACCGTCTCACACGTAAACGGTGTGTTCACCAATACTGCAACATATTATAATACTTCGAATGTTAAATCATTCTATGCAAACACTGCACAGGATGCCACAATCACCGGTACGGTGATGGGTATCCCACAGACTTATACTGTTTCTACTATCGGCCAAACTGGTACACTAGAAGTAGGTCAGACAGTTCTTTATAAAAATACTTCCGCTGTCATCGGCACCGGTCTTATTGAAAGTATCACTACAATTGATACTGGAAATACCCTTACTATCAATACCGCTTCTGGATCATTCGCTGTTGGTCAGCGACTAGAAGTTTTAGATAATTCTGCAATCTCTGCAAATGTCTCGCAGGTAGATCTGACGCTTGGTGTGTATGAAATTAGAAAATCTATTAGCACCATAAAATATTCAAGTGCTAATAATAATCTCTTGCCAGAGAGCAAGCGCATCTACCGTTACAACTCTTCTGGTCAAAAGGTTGCCGAAGGACTCCTACTAACAGTATCACATGACTCTGGTACTGCTACAGGCAACCTTACATTCGTTCCGATCAGTGGGTACTTTACTGACACTGAAAACTTCTATACCGATACAAATACATCGTTTGCAACAGCTGTTACATATTCGACAAATGTTACCGGTGGTGACTATACCGCATCTGTGTATGGCCGGATGTTTACACAGACATCCAACACATCTGGGATACCGGTTTCTACCAGTTTTGGTTCGGGCGCACAGTTCAATGTAGGAACTATTGGCGATACCGAAACGATCTTTATTGGTACCGATCTTCTTGCTGCTAACGGCAATTCAACTACAAATTATGACCGCGCATCGCATACTGTTACATCAAGTACCGGATTTGCTATAGGCGACAGAGCATATCAAACAATTAATAAGATTGCATTCAATGCCAATAGTTCTGTAAACGCCACAAGCGGATTTATTGCAGTTCCTACGGCTAACTCTAAATTTACAATCGGTGACATTGTTAAGTATGAAGTTGCAACTGGAAACACTGTACTCAATGGATTAGATAGCACCGGTTATTATTATGTTGCAGCATCTAATACGACAGGTGTTATTCTGTCATACCCTGCTACAAAAACTACACAGATTAATACATCCAACTATACGACATTTGCAAACAACAAGGTAAATGAAACTGGACACTATCTGTATAAGTTGGTCCATGGAACGGTATTTGAAACTGCTACTGGCGTAGTTCGCACGAGAGACAATCATAATACATTTAGTATTACCGGTGGAACTGTAAGTACTACGGTATATGCTAACAGCAATATCATTAAATACGGTGCGACAACCAATACTGCGATTAATGCTACGGCCCCATATGTCACAGTAAGCCAGTCTAATCAGGCATACATGTCATTGCCGATTACAGCTGCTGCATATGGCTTCCCAAAGAATCCACAGGGTGATGCCAAGAACACCATCTACTCGTGTCTGACATATGCGCCGTTTACAATTGGTACAATCGGTTCACTGTCTGGTGTTGACCCTGGATCAGACTATAACGTGGATCCATATGTTCTAGCATATCAGCCATATATCTCTGCGTTCAATCGTAAAGATTTTATCATCAATGTTGCAAATGCATCAGGCGTATATGTTGTCGGTGAGAAGGTCAATCAGACACTTGCTAACCTGGTTTACTACGATCTCAAGGTAGATAACGGCGTATACGATAACACATACGCTGAAAAGTCATTTACTGTAAACAGCAAGGATGAAATCCAAAGCAGCAACGACTTCATCCTGTACACGTCGAACACGATCACATTCAATGCATCTGATGATGTTAACTCTAATACCGACTTCATTGCACTAGCAAATGCAACATTCTATTATCCAGCAAATACATATGTCCGTTATTATACAAATACAGGTAATACCGCATTAACCGGTCTGTCCAATAATGCGTTCTATTATGTTGCAACTGCTAATGATACGGGTGTGACACTTTCATCTACAGCCGGTGGTGCAAATCTTAACATCACTCAGTCTTCTAACATTGTATCATTCAACTCGAATACATCGGTAATCACGGCAACAGACTTTATCAGTATCGCAAGTGCTAATACATATCTGGCAAATGGCAATCAGGTAAGATACCTTACAACAAGTACTGCTGTTACAGGACTGACCAACAACTCGATCTATTATGTTCGTTACGCAAACTCGAGCGGTTTGGCACTATCTCTTACATCAACCGGTGCAAACGTAGATATTACTGGCCTGAACCCAGGTGATGCTAACCACTATCTGAGATACTATAACGCCAACTATAATGGTCACAACCTGGTAAAATACGCAAGTGAGTTTGCAAACAACCAACGTATTCTGTATAAGGTACCGACATCAAATACTGTTATTTCTGGTCTAGCAAATAACACCGCTTATTATGTTGTGAATGCTAATACCGTAGGATTCCAGGTTTCTGCTACACGTGGTGGTGCAAATGTAAATATCACCGCAGCCGCTACCGGCGAATCTCATATCTTCTCTACGATTCCTGGATTCTTGCCTGGTGACTCACTGTATGTTAACAGCTCACCTGTTGTTAATGTAACAGTGCAGACAACCTACACGGTCGGGTCAAACAACTACGTAAGGGTCTCCGGTAATACTGGACCGCTTTCTGCCAATGTTCTTAACTCGTACACGAACCAATACGTCACAGCAAATATTGCTAGCTTTGCTCTATATCAGATCACTTCGACTGCCAAGGGTATCGTAAAGTCAGCAAATACAACCGCGGTGAGTGTCAAGAGACTTACATTCGAAAATACATTTGTTGCTGGAACTATACTCAAGGGCGATGTATCGGCTGTAACTGCAAACGTGATCAGCGTAGCTGAGGACACCGGTCTAGTCTATCCTATTGGATTGAATGCATCGATCGAGGCAAACGTTATCACTGCTGCTGGACAGATCACCTCACTGCAGGTTATCGATTCCGGTATAGGATATTCAAACGGTGACGTTGTGCAGTACACATCAGCAGATGGTGAAAGATCTGGTAGTATCAAGATTGTAAATGACGGTAACGGCATCGGCAAGGGATACTATAGGAGTTCCAAGGGCTTCCTCTCGGAGGATATGTATGTCCATGACGGCGACTACTATCAGGAATACTCATATGAGATTCTGTCTAAGATCTCGGTTGATCGCTACTCTGATATGTTCAAGAAGGTTATGCACACTGCCGGCACCAAGTTCTTTGGTTCAGCGCAGATCATAGAAGAAGCCAATGTTGCGTTGTCACTGACATCTATCTCAACAGGCCAAGAAATTCAATTCAATTCTGCTCTTGGTGTAAGTTCTGTTAATGAAACAATCAGCACCGGTACGATCAACCCATTTGCAAATGGTGATCTAGTAAAATACACGGTTGATACCGGTAATACGGTTGTTCAGGGACTTTCAAACAACAATACATATTATATCACAGGAACTTTAGGCACAACTGTAAAATTATCTTTATATAGCGCCGGAACACCTGTGATAAATATAACTGCTAATACAACAGATACCGGCTCAAATACTGCTGGTCACTATTTGACAAAGACAGTCGAGGAATAAATGTCAGTTACTCAGAAACTTGTGACAACCAATTTTAATGTTGAGAGTGCGACATCATTTGTCGATTCTTTTGCAAACAATGACTATTTTGTCTTTGCCGGCAAACACACTCCATATCCTGGTAGTGATGCTATCCTGACGACTCCTGTAGACAGTCTTAAGTCTACTAACCTTGACGTCTATGACAACATGATCTTTGCAAAGAGAGTAACCTCTAGCGATGTCATGCATGTCATTCCTAAGCATCTTTGGTCATCGAATACTTTCTATGACAAGTACGATCACACAGACGGCGATCTTTATACTAAAAGTTTCTATACTGTTGTCGATAATAGTACAGAATATAACGTCTATAAATGCCTGTTCAATAACAGCAATACTACCGTACTCGTCAACTCTACAGTAGCTCCTTCCGGTAAAACACTAAATCATTTTAAAACGGGCGACGACTATATCTGGAAGTACATATACAGTATCACCAAGACGCAGTACGAGAAGTTTGCCAGTACAAGTTATGTTCCGGTTATTGCAAACTCTTCAGTTCAGGCAGCTGCCGTTCCAGGATCAGTAGAACTAATTGATATCGTAGCTGCTGGTAAGGGTTACAATAACTATATCTCAGCCGGCGTATTTAAAACAACCGATCTAAAGGTTGATGGTATCAATACACAATATGGCGCCCCTGATGATGCTGTTGCAGAAGATGACTACTATACCGGTTGCGTACTTAAAATTATCAATTCTTCAGTAGGTGCAGCAAATCAATATCGTCGTATTGTCGATTACCGTGGGGTTGGCGGCCAGAAGATGTTCATTCTGAATGAAGCATTCACGACCGTTCCAGCAGCAAGTGACACATACGAAGTATACCCATACGTTTATGTCTGGGGTGATGGATCTGAAACAACCGCTGCTGAGGGCATGGCTATCATTGATAGTGCAACGTCAAACAGCATTACAGAAATTGAAATGCTTTCAGTAGGTGTAGGATATCGTTACGGCGAGTCGTATGCTGGTCAGACACCAAATACTGTTCCAATCACAATCAACAGCGCGTTTATCGATCTGCCTTTGTCTGTGTCTGGCGTATCGACGTTCCAGGCAGCAACACTGCAGCCGATCATCTCTCCTATTGCCGGTCATGGATCTGATCCGATATCGGAGTTTGGAGCCAAGAGAGTCTGCATTAGTACCAAGTTCACAAATAGTGAAGGTGCTACAATTCCTACCAAGAATGATTTCAGACAGGTAGGTCTTATTAAGAATCCTCTCTATACTAATGTCGACTTGATTCTTAGATCTGCTAGTACAATCAACGGAAACTTCCAGGTCGGCGAGACAGTCCGCCAGTATAAACAATATAAGTTACATGGCAATGTCAGTATCACTGCGACGAGTAACGTAATTACTAAAACAGATATTGGTCGTATTTCGTCAACGGTAACCATTGCAAATGTTGGTTCAAACTATGCAAACTCTACTGATGTAAGTGTATTTGCAAACAACACTGGAACAGGTGGTTCTGGATTTGCTGCTAGTGCTACAGTTACATCAAATACTATCACTGCGATCACGGTAACGAACCAAGGAAATAACTACACGAGTCTGCCAACGCTGCAGATCAATGCTGTTACATCTGGTAGTGGTGCACAGATTCTGGCATCATTTGCTAATCCACAGTCGCCAGTGTTTAAAGATAGTTTTGTTGCAGGCGACTATGTTCTAGTCACAAAGGGAAGCAATAACTTTCTTTCCACCGTCAGTAGTGTTCCATATGACTACCAAATTGTTGCTGCAAACAATTCTGGGTTTACATCAGATAATTGTGACATCTCAGCTCTTGTATTACAAGCATCTGGAAAGGTGACATCGGTCAGTACAAGCCAGATCACTCTATCAAATGTTGCTGGTGTGTTCAGTGAAGGTTCACGTATTATCGGCCTTACGTCAAACGTGACAAGCATCATCGAAACAACTGCGCTATCTGGTGATCCGGTCGGATCCATCCAGGTAAATGATAAGGCTGCAGGTGCTTTCACCACAGCCGTACAACTTACACGACTAAAAGGTAACTTCCCAACCGGTGGCACTAGCTTTACTGATGATGAAGTTATTGAACAGACCGGCCTGGTCTCCTATGCACAGGCACGTGGGGCATTCCATAATATCGAGCTCGGCGGTGGCGCTGATGATGACATCATGTACATCAGCAACAAGTTCAGCATATATAACTTAGATCCAACTGGTGTAAGACCGATCACGGGTGTAACTTCTGGTGCAGTGCTCGAAAAATTGAATAATAAATACCCTGGAGACTTTGTTGTTGGTAGTGGTCAGGTTCTATATCTAGAAAATCTAGACGCGATTGCTAGAGCAAGCAACAAATCAGAAATTATAAAAATAATCTTGGAGTTTTAATTAAATGGCTCTGCAAACAGACCTAAACGTATTTCCATACTACGATGACTACGATCCGGCAAAGAACTTTTATCAGATTCTTTTCAAGCCGGGTGTGGCCGTACAGGCACGTGAGCTTAATCAACTCCAGACGATCCTACAGAACCAGATTGAAAAGTTTGGTGACAATATCTTCAAGCGTGGTACAATCATTGAGGGTTGTAACATTGTCCGTCACCCTGTTCTTCCTTATGTAAAGATCAAAGATACTGAAACAGATGGAACGCAGATTGCTGTAACAACATATGACGGTCTGACTGTTCGTAACAGTTCTAATGTCACTGGATATGTTGTCAAGACTGTAGCAGGATTCGAGTCGCGTTCTCCAGATCTTAACACGCTTTATATCAAGTATAACTCATCAGGTTCAAATTCGAACACACAAACGTTCTCTGCCGGTGAAAATCTTACCGTATATAGCCCGCAGTATCCAATCTTTAAGGCACGTGTCAACAACGGTTCGTCACTGGTCAGTAACAACGATGCCGTTGTATTCGTATCAGCACTTGCTGTTCAGAACTCAACCGGTGGTAATACATTCCCAGGGACCGCTTTCGTAGCCGGTCAGTATATTCAGAACGGTGTCGCCAATCTAGAGATCATCTCGACTGATGCAACCACAAATACTGAAGTTCTTATCCTTAAGGTAAAACCGGTTGCAGCGGATCTTATCACTGCAAACACTGTAAAATGGCGTGTTTCCGCCGGCGATACCATTAAGAACTCTACGACTGCGAATACTGCAAATGTTGTGGCTGTTATCGGTTCGGGCGCATCTGGATCCCTTGTAACAGACGGTCTCGGTAAGATAACATCTATCTCAATCGTTGGACAGGGTACTGGTTACTATGTATCGCCACACGTAACAGTTATGAAACAGACAACCTCGTCTCTTTCTACTGTTGAAATCGGTGTACTAGATATTAATGCTCTTAACTATCTTGCAACCATCTCGGTTGCTAACACTCTGGTTACACCAATCGGCACCGGCTATGGTGTATCGGTTGATGAGGGAACTATCTATCAGAAGGGATTCTTCTCACGTGTATCGCCACAGCTTGTAGTTGTTAACAAGTACTCAAACACAGACTTTAACAAGTCGGTTGGCTTCTATACCGCCGAAGATATCATCGATAGCAATGAAGATACTTCGCTGCTTGATAATGCTACCGGCACATACAACTATGCGGCTCCAGGCGCCGATCGTATGAAACTGACACCAGAACTTACTGTTCTGGACAAAGATGTTGCTGATGCAAATACAGACTTCCTTCCTATCATCGAATTTGCAGACGGCCGTCCTTACAAGCAGAATCAAAGCACCGTATACAATGTAATCGGTGACGAGATGGCCAAGAGAACATATGAAGAATCTGGTAACTATGTGCTCGATCAATTCATTGTTTCGACACGCGACTCTACAACGTTCTCAGAAACGAGTTCGGTCTTCAAGGTTAATATCGATCCAGGCAAAGCCTACATCAATGGTTATCGTGTAGAGACCGACCAATACAGATCAAGTGTTGCCAAGGGTGTTACTACAGCAACTAATACCAATGCCAAGATTCGAATCGGATTCGGCAACTATGTTCGTGTGAAGGAACTTGCTGGTAACTTTGCATTCAATATCGGTGGTCTAGTCGAACTACACTCGGCGGCGGTAACATATATCACAACATCGACTCCAACTGGTGCTGCGATTACATCTCCTGCTGCAAAGATCGGTGAGGCTCGTATCCGTTCTATGGCTCTTGAGTCTGGTGAACCAGGTACAGCAAATGCTGTCTATAGACTATATCTGTTTGATATTGTAATGAGCAGCGGTCAGAACTTTGGTTCTGTTCGTTCAGTTTTCTACGATGGAACAAATGATGGTATTGCTGATGTAGTAATTGGTGCATCTGGTGCAGCTATCCTAGAAGACTCTGCTGGCAGTTCTCTGCTTTACAATTCCGTTCCTGCAATGAAGTCTGTATCGAATATTTCGTATACTTACAGAACAACAGATGAAGGCGAAACAGCAAATACAATTGGATACGTCGATCTAAATCTTGCATCCGGTATTAATTTCCCATATACTGGCGTACTAAGTACATCAGCCGAAAGAGATCTTCTTATTGTTCCTAAGGCTGATTATCAGTCATCGACGCCAGCAACTGGCACAGTTTCGATCGGAACAGGAAGCACAACAAATACGACAGTAACAGCTGCTGGAGCCGGAGCAAATCTATTTGCTACATTCAGTGCAGGTGACTTCGTACGGTTTGCCAACTCTTTGAACGGTACGGTTGTAATCAGACAGGTTGCTCAGGTTACTAGTAACACGACGATGATTCTTACAGCTGGCCCTGGCCAAACATATACTGGTGGTAGTGCTACTCTGTACTTCCCTAAGAATGTACCTATCTCACTGACAAGCAAATCTTCACGTTGGGCTAATGTCAATTCGTCTAATAGCCAACAAATGTCGATCTATCTTGGTACTGCTATTGCAAATACTTCTAATGGATCATCATCTGCCAACGTCATAGTCACATACAACGCGACTCGTACAGGAGTAAGTTCATCTAGCAAAACTGCAACCCGTGGAGTGTACACGCGTGTCGTATGTTCGAATAATGCTGGCAGCGTTCGTGGACCATGGGCACTCGGCGTTGCTGATGCCTTCCGTCTAAGAAAGGTATACTCTGCTAACGGTGCATCGGTAGCCAAGACATTCAATGCCAACACCGGCGTTCTTGGCTCTGGTACTTCAGCGGCATTCATCAGTCTTCCTAATAACGTATATGCAAATGGTGACTCTGTAGTATACTCTAATACTCCAGGTACAGGTGTTGCACTAACAGGTCTTACTAACGGCACAACATATTATGCTGTGTTTGCTAATGCCTCTGGTATGGCTCTGGCATCTTCGCGTGGTGGTTCCAACCTGACAATTACGGCAACGGCAACATCAGAAAACCATACGCTTACAGGTCAACCAGTCTTCTTTACTGCCAATACCTACGGCGTTTCAGATATCACTAACGACTTCTATATTGATACAAATCAAAAAGAAGACTATCTAGATATCTCGTATCTGAACAGAAAGCCACGTGCGACTGTACTTGGGTCGGACACTATTCTTCTTGTTCAGTATGATGCATTTACCGGTGGTGATGCAAGCATCAAAACAATCAGTTCATATAATGTCACTGATACCCTTGGCTTTGATGCACTCATGGCACAGTCAAATGTCCACACTATGGAGATCCCAGAGATCCTAGGCACAAGCGGCGTCTACTATGATCTTCGTGATCAGTATGACTTCCGTCCACGTTCAGCCAATACTATTGCCCTGGTTACAGAGATCTCTACGGTTGCTGCTGGTGCTAATGCACTTTCAATCATCAATCCTAGTGAACCTACATCTGCAGCACGGTTTACAGCATCTGATAAGTATTTCCCTGCACCAGATACAGATCTGACTGCAAGTATTGAATACTATCTTGGTCGATCTGATCGTATTGTGGTTGATAACACCGGTGAGTTTATTGTTCGTACCGGCAAGAATGGATTCTTAAATGATATTCCACCTGAGCCTAAGAACAGTCTGACGCTTCAGATCCTTACAGTTCCTGCATATCCTTCATTGCCACAGGCATTGTCAAATGACATGGCAAAGATCATCGATACGCGTATCACAAATGAGACATACGGTCGTAGAATCAAGAACTACACAGTAACGTCACAACTTAATGTCCAAGACCGATCACGTATCCAGGTCAAGGGATACAAGATGACAGATATTGCGTCTCTTGAAAACAGAATTAAGAATCTAGAATACTACGTATCGTTTACTCTGGCAGAGGTGGCTGCACAGTCACGCTTCATCCCATCGTCGATCAGTTCGCTAATTGATCGCTTCCGCTTTGGTTTCTTCGTTGATCCATTCACCGATTACAACTATACAGATGTTGGTAACCCAGAGTTCTATGCTACAATCAAGGACGATCAACTCAATCCACGTCTGACCGAGCTTAACCTTGAGTTCCGCCCAGAAGATGGTTCAACCGGTATCGTAACCCTTCCATACAACGAGTTCACACTTGTTACACAGAACGATGCAACTAATGGAACCGTTGAAGGTCCAGTTACGGTAACGACTGTTCAACAGCAGACGTCTGTAGCACTGCAGTCACAACGCAGCACCTCGAACAGCGACACCGGATCGGTCTATGAAGAATTCTACTATACGTTCAGTACGCTAACCGGTCCAGTAGAATTCTATATCAATGGTCGTGATAACAACCTTGCTGTTGAAGTGTTCCAGTCGTCGACATCAGGTGGTACATATACAACTACCTACACGTCAGCATCAGCTCTTGCAATTACAACAACAGATATTTCAACAAAGGGTCTATCTGTTCTGAATGATGGAAGAAAGATTGAACATCCTGGATCACTAGAGCGTAAGTCGAACGGTCCGGTCGGTGGATTCATCGAAGATCAATTCAAGATGACATGGACACACAATCCAAGCGACGGTGTCTATTACAAGATTCGTGTGTACAAGGGCAAGAAGAGCGGAGGCTTCCTACAGAGCTCCAAGGCTGGTACATTTGGGTTCAAACTATACTATCCATCGGATATTGTAACAACTGAAACCAAAATCATTTCGAATCCTGCAAACTTTGCATATGATGGTATCGTTCACCAGATCATCCCTAGTGACTTCACTATCATGCTCTCGAATGAATATATTGATACCTATTTTGGTGCATTGCGTTCACGTGAGTTCATCTCGGATGCACAGAAATTTGTTATCTCTATCACGGGCTTGAAGCCAAATACATATCACAAGTTTATGTTCGACAACGAAGATAAAACAACGAAGTGTTCACAGCTAAGAACGTCAACAACCAATACAACTGGTCTTCTGTCAGATGCAAATGGTACTATAAACTTTGACTTCTACTATGACGCAGGAATTGATGAAGCTACAAGTGATCTACAACAAAGAAACAAGCTCGGTGCAGCAACAGCTGGAACCAAGATCTTTAGTGTAGAATCATACGATGGCAACTCAAAGGCATCAAGTTCAATCGGTGTTAAGTATTACACAGATATTCCTTTTGACTACAACAACGCGTCAGGTCTTAATAGCACACAAACTGCTACAATGACTTCAACAACTACTGCAAACCCTGCACCGTCTCAATCATCAGAAACATATGCTGCACAGGCCGTAAATGATGCAATTGATAAGAAGAATACAACTATTATCAATTATAGAGACATTAACGGTACGCGTATACAAATGCCTTGATTTAATGAATATAAATAAAGAAAAGAACACGAGGAATTAATGTCTAATTTTGACTACATCCAAACATTTTACGTAAATCCTGATACAGTTGCTAATGTAGCTGAAGTCATGCTGACCTCTGTGGATCTATTCTTCAAGGCAAAGCCAGTAGAGAAAGCCAATATCAGTGGTACTTCTAAACCAGGTATCAACGTCTGGATCTGTGAAGTTGACAACGGTAACCCAAATCCAAATGTCACTATTCTGAATTCGGTAAAGGCCATTCCATATGATTCTGTTAACATCAGTAATGATGCACAGACTCCTACGGTTGTAGGTTTTTCAAATCCGGTTCTTCTTAAGACTGGCAGATATTATGGTATTGTTGTCAAGTATAACGATCCTGCTTATGATATCTGGACAAACGTACAGGGCGACAATCTAATCGGCGCTGGCGGTGTCACGAATACTGCATCGCCTGGTTCACAATCAAGATTTGATGGTTTCCTTTACAAGGCTACAAACTCAAATACATTTGATAAGTTTAGTAACAAGGATCTTAAGTTCAAGGTCAAGGTTGCACAATTTGTTTCAAACAATGTCAGCATTCCACTGGTCAACAAGGACTACGAGTTCTTTACCGTAGACAATACGGTATCCGGCACCTTTGCTGGTGGTGAATGGGTATATCAGAATATCGGAAACGCTACTGGTACAGTAACATTCACAACATCAAGCAATGTAATCAGTGGAACAAGCACGCTGTTTGATAGCTATGCAGTTGATAACAAGATCGTAGTGATCAATGGTAGTAGTAGAGATATTTTAACCATCACTAATATCAACAGTAACACATCGATGAATGTTGATAGATATCCTAACTTCGGTGCAGTAGGTATTGGGTTCAAGGTCCCACCAGTAGGCAATGTTTACTTTACAGACTATAGCAAAAATAAGGTGTATCTATCAGATTCATCAGCCAATACGACTGTCAAGTTTACATCGGGAACACGAATCATCGGAATTAGATCTGGTTCGTCTGCTAATGTCGTATCAGTTGATAGATTCCAGGTAGACAACTTTAAGCCATCATTCCTGATCGGCAATCCTACTACATCTAACTATAGTATGACATACAATGTTGCAAACTCGTCAAATGCGATGCCTGTAACGTCGACCAACTTGGAACTGCTAAAGTTCAATAATGCTCCTCGTGAATCATACCTACTTTCAAGATCATTGGAAGTAGATGCAACGAATCTGTATGGAACATATAGAAAGTCGGCCATTGCCAACCTCACGTTTAATGTCACCGTATCAGAGGCCAATCGCTTCTCGGTTCCTTATATCAATACTGGCGAACTAGACTTCTTCTTCTACCAGAACGATATCAATAATGTCACCACTGAAACACGTGGTGCTATTACCAATTATGATACTGAAGTTGATCGTAACGGTCTTGCCAAGTCAAAATATATCTCTAAGAAGATCTCATTCGGCGAAGGCAAGTACGCAGAAGACGTTGTTGTATATCTAGCAGGATACCGTCCAGCTGGTACACAGATCAAAGTCTATGCTAAGATCCATAACTCAGCAGATAAAGAATCTTTTGATGATAAGGCATGGACACCGCTCGAACTGAAGAACAATACAGATCGTTTCAGCACAGAAGATCCTAAGGATATCTGGGAATACACATACGGCCTGCCGTCATATCCTGATTATCATACAGGTCTGACGGGTGCATTCTTGGTAACAAATAATAGTAACTCTATTACTACGACAACCAACCAGACATCAACCCTTTCAATCGGTGATTTGATTAAGGTGTACAGTGTTCTTACACCTGATAACCATCAGGTATTCCCTGTTGCATCGGTAACAAGTACAGCGATTACGACGTTCAAGCCGATCACGAATCAAAATATCCTAGGTGATGTCGGCATCGATAAACTTAAGTATAAGAATACTGCCTGGAACAATATCGCTAACGATAACGTTTCTAGATATGTCACATCGTCCTATACAGAGTTTGATACATATAATACAATGCAGATCAAGATCGTTCTACTCTCAGAAACTACATATGTTGTTCCAAAGGTAGAGCAGGTTCAAGTTATTGGGGTCTCTGCATAATGTTAGTACAGACTAATCACGTTGGCTATCTCAAAGATACAGACTCCGGCGTTATTATAAACAATAATGAAGAAGAATATAAAAAGTTCTTGGCTGCCAGAGAGTCTAGTAAGAAAAACAATGCTCTTTGTCAACGAATGGAAGAAGTCGAGAACGACCTTCGTGATATTAAAACACTTCTACTACAGTTAGTACACAGGAATAATTAATGGCCAGACAAGTAGCTAATGTTGATATCATTACAGATAGCTTTGAACTATGGCTGCTCAAGTCAAACGAGCTGCTGAATGCACTATCGACTGAGATCATCACAGCAAACACCACGGTTGCAAATACCGGTAACAACACAATTAGTCGCACAGCTCAGTTGTGGGGAACGTTTGGTGCAAACAATATCGTAGTATCGACTGCGTTACGTGGTGGTAACGTCCAGGTAGGAGGCCTTGTTGCTAACCTTCTGATCACCAGTAATGCCACGGCATATGTTGCTGCTGATGCTGGAATCAAGGTTCTTGCTGGTAATAGCACGTCGAACAGCTTTATCAATCCAGTCGGTGTTTACCTTGGCCAAGGAACTGCTAACAGTTTCGTCAACAGCATAGCTATTATAACACAGTCTTCATCAATTGTAAACACAAATATTAGTCCTACGCTAATTCAAATTGCAAATAGTACAGGCACTGCGAACGTAACACCAACAGCCTTCACTACCGGTATCTTTACTGGCAATACAACTGCTGTTTCGGTTGGTGCCAACATCTTTGCCAATGCCACGACACTCTATGTTGGTAACTCATCGTTTAATAGTGCTTTTGGAAATGGATCTTGGACAGGTGTTGCCAATCTTACAATTACACCAACCAACTATCTAACTATCTCCGGCGCGGCTAACGTTGTATCAAATGCCAACTTTGCAAATACGGTTAAAGTATTAGGTAACACAACACTGTCAAACACATTGAGTGTTACCGGTGCTGCAAACCTATTGAGTACCTTAGGTATCGGTGGAGCAGCCAATGCATTGAGTACATTGGGTGTTACCGGTGCAACCACATTGGCCAATACATTGAGTGTTACTGGTGCTGCCAACGTGTTGAGCACGCTCGGTGTTACCGGTGCAACAACGCTTTCCAATACGTTAAGTGTTGCTGGTGCAGCTAACGTATTAACTACACTTGGTATCGGTGGCGCTGCTAATGCGCTAAGCACACTTGGTATTTCTGGTGCTGCTAATGCACTAAGTACATTGGGTGTTACCGGTGCAACAACGCTAGCCAATACACTTAGCGTAGCCGGTGCGGCTAACGTATTAACTACACTTGGTATCGGTGGCGCTGCTAATGCACTAAGTACATTGGGTGTTACCGGTGCAACCACATTGGCCAATACACTGTCTGTTGCCGGGATCACGACGTTTAATACCAATTATGTCGTCGATGTCTCGTCAAACGCAGATATTGGTTCGACCGTTGGTTCTGGTGTTCTGGTGTATCGTTTCCCTAAGGCAACATACTCATCTGGCAAGTTCGAGGTCCAGGTAAAGAACGGTAATACGCAACTTTCTGAACTTGTCCTTGCCCATGATGCTGCAAGTAATGCATATGTAACAGTGTATGGTACAGTTGCCTCAAATGGTGGGGCATCTCCACTAGGAACATTTATAGCGAATACTGATACTGCTAACGTTAATCTATATCTTGTGCAAACTGTGGCTAACTCGGCAGTAAAAGTCGTCGCACATCTAATCAAGTAAGGTTAACATGGCAAATACCAATTTTAAAGTAGACAATGGGTTTCTAGTAACTGGTGGCGATTCGCTTTTCCAAGCGAATGTGCAGATCAATGCTCATGCCATTGTCAAACAGTCCCTTACTGTTAATGGCAGCATACTGGTCGCAGGTGATCTCCAGGTTTCTGGTAACCTTACATATAGTAATACTTCTATCGCAGGGGATCTGATCCCGACTGCAAATGGTAAAGCTCTAGGCAACACAACTAGAACATTCGACGTCTATGCTGGCAATATCAATCTTTCAAACTCTGTTGTCACCGCCAACGGAACTACAGTCAAGATTTCTGCTGGAACTGATAATAGTATCATTGCCAACTCTACCGGATTTTATGTCAACGTCTCGGCAGCATCAATAGGTATTCTACCTGTCCTCCGCGGGGGTACTGGTGCTAACACACAAAGTGGAGGATTAAACAATCTTCTGCCCACGCAAAATAATGCTGTCAATGGATACTATCTCAAGACAAATGGTACAGATGCGTCTTGGGTAAATGGCCTTGGATTTACAGGTTCAGCTGGTTTCACCGGTTCTGCCGGTACCAATGGTTTCACCGGGTCTGCAGGTACTAATGGTTTTAACGGATCTGCGGGTACTAACGGCAATAATGGATTTACAGGTTCTGTTGGTTTTACAGGATCTTTTGGATCGGCTGGTTATAATGGATCGGTAGGATTTACCGGCTCGGCGGGCCTTGCTGGCGCAGTAGGATTTACTGGAAGCAGAGGCGATCTTGGTTGGGCAGGTTCTGTTGGTTTTACAGGGTCTGCTGGTACTAATGGTTTTAATGGATCAGTAGGTTTAACTGGATTCACTGGAAGTAGAGGTGATCTTGGTTGGGCAGGTTCTGTTGGTTTCACTGGATCGCAGGGCGTAATTGGTTTTACAGGATCCATTGGTTCACAAGGTGGAACCGGGTTCACAGGATCTGGATCTACCGCACAGGGACCAATTGGTTTCACAGGATCGGTCGGACCACAGCCAAGTCTGACTGCCCCTATCTTAAGAAATGTAACCTCTGGTTATACTAGCGGTGGTCAAGTCTTTGTTACATCAACTACACCAACTGCTTCTAACCAAGGCGATATCTGGATTCAGATCTAATGGCACTTAAAGTATGGAATGGTTCTTCATGGGTATCTGGCACCGGCTTGAAAGTGTGGAACGGCTCATCTTGGGTTAACGCCGTATCAGGTCGTGTATGGAACGGTTCGTCTTGGGTTTCTTTCTTTACTAGTACCGGTACTTCATCGCTCAGTAACCATACAATCTCATCAAGTGCAATTGCATATGCTGATACCGCATGTTCAGCCCTTTCTGCACTAGAGATTAGAAATGATAGAGCGTTGTATGCATTAGCGAATGCTAATGGTTATCAAAACACCATGGTTATTGATGGTACTGACTATGCCAATCCTTCTGGTACTTCTGGTTGGATTGCTGTTCAAAATTGGCTGTCAAGCGGTGGTGATGTTTCTCTATGGTCATGTAGAGCTGTTCCTATATCTGGAACGCCGGATGGTGGAAGTAGTGCTACAAATACATGGCTATCCATGTCCACCGGCCGGTCATGGAGTGTAACGGCGGCATCTACATCGTCTGTCCGCAATCAATCTAGATCGTTCAACTTTACTTTACAGTTAGCTCTTAGTTCAGATACGTCGACGGTTCTTGCTTCTGCTACGATGCAGCTGTCTGCATCATCACAAACCCAGGCTGGCGATATACCATAATAAATAGTATTTTAAAGAGAATGTAAATGGCAATTAAAGCAAACTTAGACATCGATCAGGGAAGTACATTCCAAACAACGATCAACGTTACCGACGATAACGATGAGGTTGTTGATCTGACTGGTTATACCGGTGTTGCACAGATGCGTAAACATTATACGTCATCTACCTCTTATTCTTTCACCGTATCGATCTCGCCATCTATCGGTACAGTTACACTGGCAATGACCGCCAATGCAACAGCAAATGTCGTAGCCGGCAGATATGTCTATGACTGCGAACTAACAGATACCAACGGCGCTGTTACAAGACTGATTGAAGGTATTGCAACCGTTACTCCACAGGTGACTAGATGACATTAAATGCCAAGATCAACAGAGAAACTAAGTTTACTGTCAAGATCGATAATAACGCGCCTATTCTGAATCCTACTACACTGACTGTGAAGAACCAGTTCCGTGAGTACCAGATCAACAGCATCGAGGATCTTCCTGATGTTGATGAGGTTAATGTCACAGACGGTGCTGTGTTAATCTATAATCAAACGGCTGATAAGTACGAGATTAAAGAGTTCACACAGCAGTTCTTAGTCGGTTCTATTGACGGGGGCGAGTTCTAATAAAGTGGTAGTCACCATCGATCTCACCGCCTGAGAACATCCCAGACTTATTTTCAAACCCAATAGATTCTAGATACTCAATGACTTCTTGTGCTTTAGGAGCACCCTTGTTGTAGTCAATATACTGCATCTCTAGAATAATATGGTCACAGTGTTCTAGTACTTTGGTTGCGCCTTTCAGGATGTCCAGTTCTGATCCTTGTACATCCATCTTGATAAGATCTGGCTGTTTGAATCCAAAGCTTTCAACAATGGTATCCAACCTACCAGTATACTTCTGGACCGGCTTACTAAACAATTGATCGGCCATTGGGCTGAGTTCACTGTTTTCCCTGTACACCGAGTTGCCGGCAGGATTTTCAATGTTCTCCCAGAACTCTATTACCTTACCGTCCTCGCTTCCAAGTACGCCACATGCATATCCTATACGCTCCTCTTCATAGATGAATTTAGCAGCGTCCATGGCATCGAATGCAATATATGTGGCGTCGGGCCACACGGTCTTAGCCTTATCCGTCCAATGAAGAACACACGCACCAATGTCGTATATGACTTTTGGTTCGAATCCATCTGTCTTCATAGTCTTTAGATAGTCTACGTGTTCCTGTGGGAATAGATCCATATTACGAATCTCCCGTAGGCGTGCACGCTCGGGAGACTCAACAGGTGCAACAGGAAGCTCAGGAGTGTATATCTTAGTTCCTATGTGACCACATACAATAGACGTATCACACCAGGTAGTATGACCTTTTTCCTTGGCCTTCTTACAGAAGTCTAGATCCTCGCTGAATGTGCCGGCTTTATCCAGTGCCTGATGATATACAAACTGTGGATAACCTACATCAGCAAATGCCTCTTTCTTGACGAGTGCGCATCCAAATCCGCTCCCACCAATTTCAATCAGTCCACGATTAACAAGATTTTCATATGGAATATGACGGAAGTCATGATCGTAGATCTCAATCGTCTGCGGCTCCAGTCGCTGACGATAGACACCGGATACAATTGGTTTATCGGCAGCCAGAAGCTTTTGTAGTGTATCTGGTGCAAAGATCATATCATGATCTACTGCAAATAGATAGTCATATCCTTTGACTGTCCAGTCGGCAATAAGATTGCGTACCTGATCGACTGCATACCCGTAGAAGTATTGGAAGTGTACCTTATACCCATCAGGAACAATCAAGTCATAGATCGATTTGAATGTATCAGCCTCGATGTCGTTCTTACATGGAATTGCAAGAAGGATGTTCTTTGTTCTTGTCGTTTGTTCTACAATAGGTGGATTACGGATTTCATGTAGGATCCGGTCATATGAACTCTTTTCAAACTCATGCATCTCTGAGATCTCTTCATAGATGTTCGCAGTTGTCTGAGCCCATTGTGTTGTATAGTTGAAGTTGGTGATAAGATGTGGTTGTTTGCCGTTAGCCAGATCATTATCCCAGATAAAGTAATCACCAAAGTAGATCTTCAGTTCTTCCGGAATGTCATGCCAGTTCTTCTTATTGACAAACATCAGGCAACCGAATCCAAAGTGATGATATCCAGCCGGCGGTAGGATGATGTCAATAGATCCATCCGTTACCAATGGTTGGTTGAACTCCTCAAGACCTGCACACATGCCGATGACACCGTTATTAGTATCAGCAATAAATGGACGTACCTTATCGAACACCTTCATGTCGAAATCGATATCGTCATTCAATAACAGAACAAAGTTATTCTTAGCCTTTTTAGTACACTCGTTCCATACAGGATTCACGTATTCGTTCTTGCCTGTGCCGAACAGTACGATCTTATCGCTTTCAGGAAGATCAAAAACTTTTTCTGGATTGTTGTCGTAGATCATGATCTCGTCTACGTCATCACAATCGATTAGCTTGTCAAGTGTGATTTTAAACTGTTCACACATCCACATGGTAGGTACTACTACCGAAAACTTTGATTTCATTTTGGTTGAGCTTAGAACCATGTTAGCATTCTTAGTCTGTTCATCACCATTTACCTTATAGTCATTGAGCGGGTTCATATCATTATAGTTATACACGATGTCGGGGACACAGATAACATTCTCTGGATCTGCCATCTCAATCATAGCATAGAATACAGCAGTGTCGCCACCGGCTTTCAGCCAGTTTCCATCGCCATCTCTGAATGCATAGTTTCCGTGAGGAAGCAAAAGATAACTATGCATATTCCGTGCTAAGAATGTGCGAAGATGTGTATATGGCATATTCCAGTTGAACTTATAGTCACGGTATGCCTTGTTTTCCTTTATCTCAGGCGGATATTCCTGAGCAATAAGAGGAATGTTGTCAGCAACAGACCAACACGAACCATAGGTAAATTCTGCCCCTTCGTTGTACAGGTTATTGTACATGTGGAAGATGTTAGGATCATTGACCAACCAGTCATCGCCATCCAGAAGCATGACAATATCGTCGCCACATTCCTTCTCGATAGTATTCACTTGGTTCCAAACGGCTCCAAGATTATCTTTATTATAATGAATAATGAAGTTATATCGAATCTCTTCAGGTAATGAATTGATACAATCTAAAGCCACTTTAACTGTATTATCTGTTGATGCATCATCAATGATATGCATTGTATAGTTAGGATAGTCCTGCTGTGCTACAGATTCAATACAACGAGCAATATACTTCTCGGCGTTATAGACCGGTGTTACGATCGTAATTGGCCAGAATGGTGTCTGTTGATGAACCGAAAATTCCTCAGGATTTGCCCAACGCCGACCGAACACCTTATGAACCTTGTGGTTGATCTTCGTAGCCTTACGGTATTCCTGAACTGGTAAGAACTCACCAAGCTTCTTATAGAAATGTTGCTTCCATTG